GTGCTCTGCGCCAGTAAGTTTTAAAGGATTTGTGTCTGTTTTCAAAGCATGCCCTATATTTCGTAGCCAAATGCTACGACAATCGCCAATGCAATTTTGTTTCCCTGCAATCATGTCATCCAAAAGTTTAAACGCTTGTTTCTTATTAATGAACGGCATACTCTATTATAATAGTCTATAAAATCTTTAGTGGTCTAAAAAAATGATAAATATCTTATATTATATACTATAGTTTATAATACAAGATGGAAGATTTAACAAGTACGCTATCGGCTCTTGCAATCAGCACAAAAACACCCATACAACAATGTGTGGACACCTTGATTGCAGAGATTGCCAAAACATCTCCCACCCAGTACTGGGCGCAAATTCTTGTTCATGAGATCACAGCCACACTTACAGATGCATTTTGCAAGAAACCAGTGTCCCCCACTCTGAGTGTTATTCCTGCAGAATCTAGTGCAGCCACCCTTTGCAAACCAGAGGAAGGCAGTAGCAGCCTTTCCGTCAGTGAAGCTGCTATTGTTTCACCCACTCTAAGTATAGTTCCTGCAGAACCTACTGCTGCTGCAACTCTTAGCATAGTTCCAGCAGCTCCTCCCAAGAAAAGCCGTGGAGGATCCTCGCTTAAGAAAGGAACTGCGTATGAAGATGTGATCCGTGCACTTCTTAGTGAGTGTACTTATAATGATGCAGCAATTGATGTCGCGGGTAAAACAGCAGGTGCTGGTCACGGACAGGATGTCCAATTTAAAGTTGCTGATATTAGTGTCAATGTTGAATGCAAAGACAAAGGCGCCTTTGAAGGTGGTGGAAAGACATACAAAAATGTTGAAAATACCTTGGTGTTTCCAGAAGAATGTCTTCATAAAACACTCTTAGAAGGGTACATTCCCTTTGGAGGACGTGTTCCATCCTTTCTCAAAGGAGATAAGACACTTGCCACATGGGAGACTGAAAAAACAATGTTCAAAGATGAACATACAGATGTACCTGATACAACTGTAGCAGATTATTATAGATCCAAAGGAATTCATTATATACAATTTGAAAAGAAAGGATTATATACCACAGGACTTGATATTCTTGAACTAGGTGTTCCCCTCTTCAAATGTGAGACACGCATTCGTATTCGCTGCAAGCGTCACGGATCTTCTACCATGCCAGGAAGTGTACAAGCTGCCTTTGTTTATACCAAAAAGTCAATCATACCTTCTCCCGTAGATTTTCAAAAAATACTTCCCTCCAAGTTTAAGAAGGTGAAGGAGGCGGCAATATAATCAGTTCAGATGATTTTTTACTTTTATTCATTCCATACGACCAAGATACTTCCATAAAGCGACATCCAGCGTACAAGGTGCGAATATAGTCACAATCATTATAACTAAGAATCCAATCCGATCGTGTCAGTAACGCAGTTGCAAAGGCAGCATGATCAAATCCTTCATGCATATCTCCATCCTTTCCATACAGATAGGTTTCAATATAGTAGGGTGGATCTGCATAGATAAAGGTATCACTAACGGGTGGATGCAGTGCTAGAAATGCTACAGCATCTAGATTTGTTAAATGAACCTTGGATAAATCGACAGATCGCATGGTAAGAAGCGAGGACTCGGTTAAACGACCTTCTGCCGCTTGTTTGGAGTAACCGCCACAAAAGGTGGATCCGCTGAAAGAACATCGATTAATAATGTAATAATCTCTTGCTATTTCCGTACTGGTAAGAATTCCAGATCGTAATTCTAGAAAGCGCTCTTTGCTGACTGGCATCTGTTCTTTGACACGATCTGCCAATCCTGCAGCATCTTCTTGCGCTGTTTTCCAAAAGGTATATAATGGAAGAAAGAGATCATTACCGTGTACGGTAAGTCCTTTTCCAGCCATAGAAAGTTCAAAGCTTCCTCCTCCTAGAAATGGTGATAAGAGGACAGTTCTTCCTGGAAAATATTTTTCTGCAATATCTTGAAGAATTTTCATGGCACGTGTCTTTCCACCAGGATAACGTAAGAGAGATTTGAACGACATAGTTATAAAAAAGAAGAAGAGGTAAGTTTAAGCATCATTTTTTAAAGATGTGGTAGAGTCCTCCTTTGTTGTGACAAGCTCTTTCTTAGGGAATTCATTCGCAGATGAATTCGCAAAGGGATTGCGAATCGTTGGAAAGAACCCATTGTGATTATAAATCACTGGATTTGCTCCACAGTGTAATAAAAGAGCACTAATACGATGATCACCTGTCTGTTCCATATACCAACAGGCATAATGAAGAGGAGTATTTCCAATATGATCTTGGAAATTCAGAATCAGTTCTTTATGAGAGACTAGTTCATAGACTGCATCATAGTGTCCATACTGACATGCTATTAAAAGTTCTTTTTCTAAATTGCGTAGAAGATATCCACCCTCCACTGTTCGAAAGATATTGTATCGATGCGGAAAGGCTTCAAAATGAGTATATACTGAGATTTCACGACTGTATCTGTTTCCTTCATAGTATATAGGAATCATTACAAGAGATTCTTCAGAGGAAGAACGAAGACATTGAAGTGCATATTTTTGTTCAGAATAGTTTGTTATAACTTGCATTTTTTATATATTTAAAAAATGTAAGGGATAGATCAATTTTACTCAATAGATAAGGTTGTGGAGACGGCTTTTGGTTTGACTGTGCGCTTCTTCTTCACAGGAACACTTGCAGCAACGGTATAGGTCGCTGTACGCTCTTTGGCATAAGTCTCCCATGCAGTCACAAAGGCATCTAATTCTCCCAACCAGATAGTTTCAGGAGCCGTTGCTGCCAAGCGATCGCGTTCTGCACTAATATCTGCCACCTCTTTGGCTAATTCAGCCACCGAGGCGGCTTTGAGGCGATCAATGCGCATGCGCAGCAAATATTCATATCCCTTCAATCCTTCGCCATCTGAAAGAGGAGGAAGTTTCAATCCCACTAATCCAGCTAACAACGCCTCATCCGAGACATTGGTGACTGTTAATCGCTTTTCTACGATTGCCAATACAAAGATATACTTGGCATTTAATTCAATTAATTGACGCGCCAACTCTTCGAGCTGGTACGCCTTTCGACGGACATAGCCATCCAAGCGAGTACTATAAAACTTATCAAGGATTTCATTGACTGATGCAAATTTCTTAATCTTCCCATCAACATCAAATGCCACCATGTTGGAGGTCTTGAACGAAGTTGTCATCTTAAATCGCTTTTCAAATTCAGCAGGATATCGTTTTGCTTCATGGTACCCATCTGGTTCCATGTGAAGAATAAAATCAACATCAATATCGTTATAGGCTTCTTCAAAGGATTTGAGATGGGCAAGATACGGTGTGCCTGCCTTCTTGGCAGCAGCACGGTCATCTTCTTGTTTCACCAACATCTCTTCCAGAAATTCTTTGTAATCTTTAGTCCAGCATCCTACTGGTAATTCACGAATGCGAATTGTATGAGCTTCTTCATCCGTAAATTCATAGAGCCCTTTGGTCACATAGGTATGTTCGGCAGTCTTGGTGACCGGTCCGCGAAATCCAAACCACCAAGGATTCAGTTCTGCAGGTGTACTTTCCTTGGCAATCTTGGCACGTAATGCCTTCACTAATTCCATAGGATGAAAGGGAGGGACAGTTGTGCTATAGCCGGTACCAATTCCCAAAGCTCCATTAATTAATAGCAAAGGAACCACGGGGAGATACGTTTCAGGTTCGACTAATAATCCATCATCATCCATTCGTTTCAAGATGGGATCATCTTCTTTCTTTATAATGGCTTTTAGAATCGGTTCTAGCATGGTATGAATATACCTTGGAGAAGCAGCGTCACTGCCACCCATCAGACGAGATCCAAACTGACCATTTGGCACTAATAGATTTAAATTGTTGGAACCAACAAAGGTTTGCGCCATTCCAATAATGGCACCGTGGAGCGATACTTCGCCATGATGGTAGGCAGCTGTTTCAGAGACATACCCTGCAAGCTGTGCTACACGAATTTCAGAGACAAGGTTGCGCTTTAATGCAGACCAGAGAATCTTTCGTTGCGAGGGTTTTAACCCGTCCATGACATGAGGAAGCGAGCGAACATTGTCTGCCACACTGAAATGAATTAATTCATCATTCACAAACTTGCTATAGCCGACACTACCATCCAATGGAACATCCAGGAAGCGATCGCGGCTAAAGGTGGCTAACCACGCTTTGCGATCATCCGCCCGTTTCTTATTAAAGGCAAGATCAATTGATTCATCCGTCTCTTTCTCTTCCCAGGCGTACTTGACAGTATGCATGGTGCGGAAATACTCACGGGCTTCTTCCGCCGTAGAAGTACCCAATCCTTTGTAATACTTGGTTTTCCAGCCACGACTATCATTGGCGTCCTTCCATGCTTCATACTCTCGTTCGGAATAGAAGGAAAGGGTAGTAGCTCCTTTGCTGGCTTTTAGTAAGGGTGTCATCATACAGCACAGGAATCCTAGCTTGAGCAAGCTAGACCAGTCCGTATGGAATAAATTCATTAATAATCCTTTGATGTGACTTCCGTCTACATCTTGATCCGTCATAATCATAATCTTTCCATAGCGCAGTTCAGATAGATTCTTATAAATCTTTCCAGTCTCCAATCCTAGAATCTTATTAATATTGGTTAATTCTTCATTGGCAATGCGCTTGGCAGCGCTAATATCTTTGACGTTCAGTATCTTTCCTTTGAGGGGAAAGACACCAAATTGTTCACGTCCAATCACTTTCAGACCGCTAATGGCGGTGGTAGCAGCGGAATCTCCCTCGGTCAAAATCAGGGTACAATCAGCAGAACGAGCTCCGCCTGCCCAGATAGCATCCTCTAATTTGGGAATGCCACGGACAGTGGAACGTTTCTTGCCATCGGTTCGTTTTGCATCTTTCTTAGTTTTAGCTTCCAATAGAATTCGAGCTTCTTCCAGTAATCCAATCTTTCCTAATGAATCAATGAATTTATCAGAGATTGTAGGAAGAGATCCAAACTTGGTGGAGGGAGTGGTCAATGTTTCTTTGGTTTGCGTATCAAAGGAGGGATTCACAATGGTAGCATTTAGAAATAACACAATAGACTCTTTGAGGAGTCCAGGAGTAATGTCTAACTTGGCTTTCTTCTTGGCATACTCGCAAAAGGCAGTTAATACTTTTTGTAATACATATTCCACGTGTTTGCCACCCTTGCGAGTGTAAATTCCATTTACGAAGCTAATGTGACGTTGGTCAGGAGGAGCCTCTCCGTGTAAATCACGGGTCAACATCGCTCCCACTTCCCAGCGTTCACCAGCTTGTTCATAGGCAATACGTTTTCCATCACCACCGGATGAGGCAGCATCACTATCCTTCAGATATAATTTCATATATTTTGGAAAGGTGTTGGCAGTTAGCACAACCCCGTTGAGACTGACTTTGCAATCTTTTCCAGCTGACATGGCAGCATCCACCACGCGAGTCTCAAGAACACGAAGGATCTCAGCAGGAATGACTCCTTCTGTAATCCCAAATCGAGCTAGATCAGGGACATAACTTACTTCCGTAAACGGCTTGGCAGTAGAAGCTGTGATCTTGGGAGCATCACAGACACTCATATTATTATGCCATGTTTGTGTGTATTTCTTCTTTGCACGGTGATCCACAGTCGTAAGACTGTATGTTTTGCTAAAGACATTTGTTAACTTTCCGCCGAGACCATTCAGTCCGCCAATAATCTTTTCTTCGGATTCATCGTAATTGGAGGAGGTAAGGAGTTCGCCAAAGATCATTTGGGGAATCCAGACTCCACTTTCATGTTTGGCAACAGGAATTCCATCGCCATCATTCTTGATCGTAATTCGTTCAGGGGTGAGGGTGACATCAATGTGTTTCACCGGTAAAGCATCCGCGACCGCAGATCCTTGTTGACGGATCCGATGATCTAATGCATTCACCAATATTTCATCACCTATTTTCACAAATCCATGAGAGAGGCTTACATTTTTCCATTCCATCTCTTTCTTTTCGGAATCATGAGTCCATCGATATTCTGTCACACGCTCCGTCGGTCCAATATACATACCTGAGCGGACCAAGATATGCTCGCGCTGGGTAAGCTTTTTGTAGGCAGGAGCTTTCGTTGCCATTTGAAGATTCTTAGAATAGGTTCTTGTTTAGGCAGCTGTTCTCAATTTTTAACAATGTATAAAGTAGAATGGTAAAATCTTCAAATACGAAGAAAAATACAAATAATAATTCGAAGAATTCAAAAAAATCGTCAAAGAATACAAAACGTGCACCGCGTTTGCTTGGAAAACCACCCAGTCGTCTTTCAACCGAAGGTCTTACAACCCTTCGCACAGATCGCTTTCCGGATCGTATTATTAATGAAAAGGGAAATTATATGTTTCAACTTGAAACGGATGGAAATATTGTATTATTTGAATTAACAGATAAAATTAATAATATATTATGGCAATCAAATACACATCAAGATGATACAGATAAATATTCTCTTATATTGGAAGAAGATGGAAATTTAGCTGCTTACAATGGAAGTAAAAAATATTGGGAATCTAAAACAAATGCTTCCTGGAGTTCTTGGATGAAAGGGCATGGAAAGCGATACGGACCGTATCAGCTGATGATAAATGATTATGGAGAAGTTCATTTGAAGAATCGATATGAACTTTCTTTATGGACAATTCCTTATGGTAAAACACCTGCGCGACAAAAAGCAGATGCCGAATTGTATGCAGAACAATTAAAAGAAGCAAAAGAGACTGAATTACGTCAACACGCAGAAGCAGAAGCATATTATCATTCACAAGAATCGCGAGAATCGCGAGAATCGCGAGAATCACAACTTAATTATAGAAGAAGAAGAAGACCGAATTATATAATGTATATGGAATTGATTTCAAATGGGTTTAATCGAATTGAGTCAGATAAAAATAATTGTATTTCAAAAGGCTCTTGTGAATTGCGTATATATCCAGATGGAAATATTGTATTTCAGCGAGATGGAAGCCCTGCATGGACATCAAACACACATCGATCAAGAATGAATTCGTATTCTCTTGTTATGCAAAATGATGGAAATTTAGTAGCTTATGAAAATGGAACAAATCCTTATTGGGCAACAAATACGAATGAATCATCAAATTTCTGGGGACCTTTTACACTTTCGTTTGTAGAAGATCCATTTTCAATCCAACATAAAATGAAATTAACACTTACAGGGCGAATGGGTGTTAAATGGACAGTTGGTTAAAAACAGTCCTCCCAAGCGGGTGGAATCTGTGTTAAAATAGACTCGATAGAGGCATCTTGCACCTCGACACATAAGGAAACAAAGGAGGATAGTTTGGATGTAAGAAGCCCTTTGAGTTCCAAAAAAAGGAAAATATGCCGCATCAAAGTGGAAAAAGGTGCACGGCGGAGTCCTTCGTCCCATACACCGACGGAACAGCGTTCACGTCCAGCATCAAGTAATCGATCAAGCCAAGGATCCCATACATTTAATTCTCCTCCACTTTGCACTGCAGACACAAAGGAGCGTAAATCCCCTCGTTGAAGGCGAAAGGTTGTATCAGATGGAATTCTTACAGATACTTTTTCTGTTTCTTGAATGGTTATAAGAGCTTCACGAACAGCTGCAATGGGTATATGCCCACAAAAGAGACTTACACAGCGTGAACGAATGGAAGAATGAATACGATAAAGGGAATTGCATAAAAACATATACAAGGGAGAGCTACGATGCCCTTCTGCATCTACTTCGTCTAAGAGAGCGCGAAGAGATACTTGTGCTGGTTCAGTCATAGTTTCTACTTCATCAAAAATAACAAATTTACGAGTGACACCCGGCCAGGTAGTGCGAGTAAATTGTAAAATTCGTTCACGAATCACTTCAATGGATCGTTCATCCGATGCATTCAAATATAAGGAGGAAAGTTGAGAAGGGATTCCAGGGTATGTTTCGACTGCAAGTGCCATGGCAAGAGAGGTTTTTCCAGTACCTGGCGGTCCGTACAAGATAAGAGGAGGAAGACGCTGACATTGGTGAGCAGCTGCCCGTTCAAAGAGTTGCCGAATGCGGCGATGCCCCTTTATATCCTTTAAATTGAGGGGACGATATTTTTCAGTCCAAGGAGCACTCATTTAGACCGATCAAGACTGACTGCTCTAAGTAGCATTTACTTAGTCTACGTAAATAAATAATTCCTAGATCTATGTAGGGTTGAAAGATGCTGCCGCTATTTCCATACAAACGAGGGGTTAGTATGAAAGAGATACAGCTAACGGAAGAGGGAAAATATTCGTATACAAAACGAGAGGATGGAGAAAAAACAATACAGTTTCTAAAACGTCATATACCATCCCTTCATAGCCGGTCCATTTTGGATGGAACAGGAAATATAGGAGGAGATACGATTCTATTTGGATTAAACTTTCAAACAGTACATAGCATTGAAATGGATTCAGATAATTTTAAAGCCTTAGAACATAATGTAAGTCTCTATAAATTTAAAAATGTGCATCTTCATGAAGGAGATACAACAAAACTATACAAAGAGTATCCATCAGATATTTTATATTTAGATCCTCCTTGGGGAGGACCTGATTACAAAGATAAGAAAGACTTGGATCTTTCCTTGGGATCACATCGCATGGATATCTTCTTACGTGATTCTGTCTTAGCGAAGGATGCTGCACATTGGAAACCTATATGGATTGTGTTAAAACTTCCTTTTAATTATAATTGGTCACGGTTGGAGGCATTAGAGGGAATTGACTCCATTAATATGCTACGCATTCGAAATTATCGGATTGTTGTGTTAAAGGTGACAGGAGAATTTACAGTGGTAAAACGAAAAACACGACGAGCAAAACGTACCTAAACCAGATTCCACGACTCATACTATAGAATGGAGAAGGGAAAGAAGGTATCTTCTGGTACAGCTACCAAGGGACGTGCAAAGAAGACACCTCCTATTGTTGCATCTGTTACCCCAAATGGAGTGGTGGGAAACTTTTTAGGAGAGCAACGACCCTTAATTGTTCATTTACCAATCAAACCAGAAGAGATCACCTTTGACAAGACTCCTTCCATGATGACCTATGATCCTTCTGTTCCAGAGATTCCAACTCCCTATGAAGAATCAAATTCAGAGTATGCATTTTTAGAAGCATCGTCAGTCCCTTCTGTAACACCTACTTTATCTATAGATGAACCTGTAAAGAAGGAAACTACTGTAGTCAAATCACGAACTCCATCTCACTATAGTGAAAAACTGATGGTACAGTATCAGGAAAGTAATCGATTGCAACAACTTCCTCAAAAAACAGAGATTGCTTGTTTTTGGTGTTGTTATTCCTTTGAATGTCCTCCCTGTGCTATTCCAGCGCATATTTTGGATGAGGTATGGCATATGTATGCTAATTTTTGTTCTCCAGAATGCGCAGCAGCATTCTTATTCAAAGAAAAGATTGATTCTCATATTCAGTGGGAACGATATGCTCTCTTAAATACATTATATGGTCAGGATGCAGAACTTTCAATAGGAAGCCCGTATGGAATACGACCTGCTCCTCCTCGTGAAATTCTTCGTATGTTTGGAGGATGTATGGAAATTGGAGAATATCGTGCTATTTTGCATGAACGAAAGTTACGTATTGATGTTATGGCACCTCCAATGGTCTCAATTATTCAAACAATGGATACAAAACCGATTGATTTTTATGATCAGAATTTGAAGAATGTTTCTATTAAGAATGATATTTCACACAAGTATAATGCACCTGGAGCACAGGGATTACGATTACGCCGAACTAAACCAATGAAAACAAAGGAAGCTTCTGTGGAGTGGGCAATGCGTATTACAACCATTGAAAAATAATTTTGTAAAAAATTGATAATAACTGTCTAAATAATGGATATATTATATACATTATTAAAATGGCGCATTCAATGAAAGATCTTTTGAAACTTGCACTACTGATTCACCCTGATAAAAGTAGTGAAGCATTTCCTTTTCTTGAATCACTCCTATCTACAATAATGAAATCAGATGGACAAAAAGAATTTGTAAATGAAGTGACTACACAGGTCATGGGAAAAGAAGCGATTCCTCAGCAAAGCTTCTCTGTTGGTGAAGCATCTCCGCCCAGTTTAAACATTCGCCCTGCACCCTTCTTCAAATCTTATTATTCAGATAATATTGATAATGTAAGCGGAATTGATTATTATGATGATGAGGATGTGTATAATTATCCTCGATTTTCAATTGGAAAATCAACGGTTTATGTAACTAAAACAGACCCGAGTCCTACTCCGAGTCCTACTCCTAGTTCTTCTGTGATAAAGCCTGAATTGACTGCTGAACTGCAAGAAGTAGAGGTGAAAGACACAGAGGAGGAGGAA